AATTAATGTATTGGAAGGTGTTAGGTTCTATGTATCCTTTGCTTGTTCTTGGGCATTTGCTGAACTTAAACGCATGGAAGGTAATGCTAAGATTATTAAGTTTATTGCAAGGGATGAGAATACTCACCTAGCAGCAAGTCAAACTATTCTTAAAACTTTACCTAAAGAAGATCCTGACTTTGCAACAATTAAAGAGGAAATGGAACCACAAGTAACTCAAATGTTTGTTGATGCTGTAGATCAAGAAAAAGTATGGGCTGACTATTTGTTTAAAGATGGTTCTATGATTGGCCTTAATGCCAACTTGTTATATAGTTATATCGAATGGATTGCAGCCAAACGTATGAAAGCACTCGGTATTGCTTCACCATATTCTACACCACAAGCAAACCCATTGCCGTGGACAGAGAAATGGATCGCTGGTGGAAATGTACAAGTTGCACCTCAGGAAACTGAAATTAGTTCATATGTTATTGGTGGCATGAAACAAGATATGGATAATGAAATGCTAAAAGGAATGAGCCTATAATGAAAATAGAATTAATTACTAGACACGAACCACCGTGTGTCTATTGTGAAAGTGCAAAAGGATTCTTAGAAAACCGAAAGCACGAATATAAGGAAACAGTTGTTGGTCGAGATATTACAAGAGAGCAACTAATGGAACGGTTTCCTACTGCAAGAACTTTCCCTGTTGTAGTAATTGATGATAGGCCAATTGGAGGGTTTCAACAACTCAAAGATTATTTCCTATCAGCTGCTGTTTCAGGGATGTCACTATGAACGAATGTTGGTCTTGTAAAGCTAAATTCAAAGTTAAGTTTGATGATGAAGATCAAACAATAGCATTCTGTCCTGCCTGTGGAGAAGAAATGTTCGAAGAGATAAATATATCTGAAGGACATTTTATCGTAGACGACACAGGTGAAGAAGAGTGGGAATGAATTGGTACTATAAAGACGTAGAATACACCGAAACACCAGAAGAATATCATGGCTTTGTATATGTCATAACTGAACTAGATACAGGAAAAATGTATGTCGGGAAGAAATTCTTTTGGAAACCTAAAACACTTCCAATTACCAAGACCAGAAAGCGACGAGTTAAGACACGTGCTGAAAGCGATTGGAAGACTTATTATGGTTCTTCTAAAGAAGTACAAACGTTAGTTGAAGAAAAAGGTGCAGATAACTATAGAAGAGATATATTGCACCTATGTAAGACTAAAGGCGAATGCTCATATTTAGAAGCTAAAGAGCAGTTTGACCGTGGAGTTTTATTACACGATGGATATTATAATGAATTTATAGGCTGTAAAATACATTCTAAGCATATTAGGGGTTTACATTCAATGAAAACTGTGTTATAATAATAGTATTATGAAAAATGATGGTAGTAATATAATTCCCTTCCCAGTGAAGGACAAGTTCTCGGTTGAAGAATACGACCTAGAAACCACTCATCATATCTTTAATATCGTAAGTGATGAGCTAGAAGAACTTGGATATGATATAGACAATATGCAAAGTGACATAGCTGTCTTAGCTAATCTTTTATATGCTTCTTTCCAACGGGAACATAAACATAATGAGCACATTTTTCACTTTGTTTTAGATGAGTGTAGTGTAATGATACAAGCTGCAAAAGACTATATGAATGAGTTGCAGCTTAAACAAGATAATGAACTAAATGATGGAGAACCCTCTAATGATAATAATCGACTATAACGCAATTGCAATAGCTGGTGTAGTAACACAAAAAATGCAAGTAGACGAACACCTAATTCGTCACATGATTCTTAACACTATTCGAATGTACAACAAAAAATTCCGTAAAGATTACGGTGATGTTGTTATTGCGTGTGATCATTCATCTTGGCGTCGAGAAGTATTCCCTCAATATAAAGCATCTCGTAGAAAAGGCCGTGAGGAATCTTCTATGGATTGGAATGAAATCTTTCGTATTATTAATCAAGTACGAGAAGAAATTCGTGACAATATGCCATACAAAGTTATCCATGTAGAACGTTGTGAAGCTGATGATATTATCGGTACTCTAGTCTATGAGACTCAAGAGTTTGGTAAGAATGAACCTGTTATGATTATATCAGCTGATAAAGACTTTATTCAGTTACACAAATTCAATAATGTTCGTCAATATAGTCCTATGCAAAAGAAATTTGTACAACACGAAAACCCACGGTTGTATGCACTAGAACATGTACTTAAAGGTGACAGTGGTGATGGTGTACCTAATGTACTTAGTCAAGATGATTGCTTTGTTGAAGGTATCCGCCAGACTCCAGTTACTCAAAAGAAGATTGATGCTATTCTAGCTGACCTTGATGAAGGCGAGTTACTCTATGCGGCTTCTTGGTACCGTAACTATCAGCGTAATGATACTCTTATTAATCTTGAAAATACACCACAAGAACTTAAGACTGAAATTATAAATAAGTTTGAAATACCAGCTCAACGTGGGCCAGGTAAAGTACTAAACTATTTCGTAGCAAATAGGTGTAAAATGTTAATTGAATGTATTGAGGATTTTAATAATGGCTAATACTATTGTTCCAACTAAAATGACTATCCATCAGGTCTTAGAATTGATGGCAAAAGCTCCAACTAAAGTTGATAAGGCAAAGGTACTTAAAGCTCATGAAAGTGTGGCTCTTAAGAGTATTTTGCGTGGTGCTTTTGATGACTCGCTTGAATTTAATCTTCCAAAGGGTAAACCGCCATATGAAGCAGCTAGGGAAAAAGACTCTCGTCCTGCTACTACACATCAATCTGTAAAGCGTCTTACTTACTTTATTAAGGGTGGTCAAGGAGATCAAATTATGGCTCCTAAACGAGAACGTATGTTTATCTCTATACTAGAGACTATTATGGAAGAAGATGCTGAATTGTTTATTGCAATGAAAGACAAAAAGATGGCTGGTCTATACAAAGGTTTATCAAAAAAATTAGTTCAAGATACATGGCCGAGTTTAATTAAAGAATAAATAGAATTATGAATGACACAAGTAATTACATCATCTAGTGCTTATGGCGGTTCTCGTCATAAGCTTTTTTTAACTTTAGCATAGGAGCAAAACTATTTCTTCACCAACATCTCACCGTAGGAGAAAAGACTTGCAAGGATCACAGATCGAAAGACTTAAACGAGATTCTAAAGAACTGAAACACTACATTAAGAAACAGGAGAAAAAAGGGGATAGTAACCTAGTCTACAAACTTAGAGCTAAATACGAATATCTAAACTCTAAGATATCAGAAGTTGAATTGGATATTGCAGTTTAATCCTTTACATTTAGTAAAAACTGTGTTATAATATACTTACATTATGAGGAATTGATTATGAATATTTTTATACTTGATAAAGACCCAGTATTGGCCGCGCAACTACAGTGCGACAAACACGTGGTTAAGATGATCGTGGAATCAGCACAAATGCTGAGTACTGCACATAGAATGCTTGATGGCAAAATAGTAATGAGACCTTCAAAGTCAGGTAAACGTATGATTAAGTATTACGACTTGTATGAGGGTGCTGACGATCTAGAAGCCGAAATGTTATACTATTCTGCTGTACACCACGGTCATCCATGTACTAAATGGACAATGGAATCATCTGATAATTACAAATGGCACCATCAGCATTTTGTTGCTCTATGCGACGAATATACATATCGTTATGGAAAAATACATAAAACAGACAGGCTCTTACGTGGTCCACTATGGGCACTTCCTAGAAATATCAAAAAAGGTTCTATTACGCCATTTGCATTGGCTATGAAAAACTTTCCTGATTGCATATATCCAAATGATCCTGTCAAATCATATAAATTATATTATCATACTAAGAAAGAAAAGTTTCAAATGATATGGACAAAACGAGAAATACCGGAGTGGTTTGATGCAGCATGAACGCTACTATGATTATATGCTACGAAGGATGAGAGAGGAAGACGAAAAGTGTAGGGCTAAGTTACCTATGTCTCCTTGGGAAGCTACTCGTAAAATTAAAGAACTTTAAAAACGAATTGAGGAATTAGAAAATGCCAACGTACACGTTTCGCAACAAGAAGACCGGTGAAGAATTCGATCACTTTGTCAAAATGGATGACAAAGAGCAATACATGAAAGATAACAACCTTGAGTCTGTAATTACTGGTCTTAATATGTTACATAGCGCTGGTTCTACAATTCCAGTAGATGATGGGTTTAGAGAAGTCCAAGATAAGATTGCACAAACGCATAAAGCACATAATATGAATAGACATTAAAATGGCTGCAAAGACATTAAAACTACGCTTAGAAGATATGATGGAAGTAGATCCACTTACTCCTAATCAACGAAAAGCTTATGAGGCATACGAAGATGGTAACTCACTCGTACTCGCTGGATCCGCAGGAACTGGCAAAACATTTATGGCGTTATCCCTGGCTCTTGAGGATGCACTTGACAAAGAAATGCAATATGACAAAGTAGTCATTATTCGTTCTATTGTGCCCACAAGAGATATTGGTTTTTTACCAGGTGATGAAGAAGAAAAGAAGGATGCATATACTGGTCCTTATAGGTCTATATGCGCTGAATTATTTAATGATGCCGATGCATGGATGAAACTTAAAAATGCTGGCACAATCAATTTCATGTCCACGTCCTTTATACGTGGCTTGACTATCTCTAATGCTATTGTAGTATTAGATGAAATGCAAAACCTTACATTTCATGAACTTGACTCTATTATTACTCGTGTAGGTGATAATTGCAGGTTCATTATGTGTGGTGATTACTACCAATCAGATTTTCAGAAAGAAGGAGACAAAGCTGGAATACTTAAATTTCTTTCTATCATAGAACAGCTTCGCGCATTTGAAACTGTGGAGTTTGGATGGGAAGACATTGTACGATCTGATTTCGTACGAGACTATATAATGACCAAGGAAATGTTGCAAATTAAATAAAGGATAAGAAAATGGCTAAGTATCATAGGTGGAACCCAGATAATAAAAAAGCCGGACGTAAAAAGGTTAGATCAAAACTTGGATTGACTAGCCGATTACATAATATTATTAATAAAGATGAAAAACAAAATGAAAAAATTCGAACACTTAAATATAGACTTGGGCTATGAGGATCTTTCTGCTGACACTACTGATAGCGGAAGAGTTTATACTACCCCCGACGGTAAGTATCCTTCAATTACTACCGTTTTAAGTATACTATCTGAAGATGGTATTAGAGCATGGCGAGCCCGAGTAGGTGAAGAAGAAGCCAATAAGATTAGCCGAGTAGCAGCTACTCGTGGCACTAATGTTCATGCCATTATTGAGAAATACTTAAACAATGAAGAGGATTATGCCGATGGATATTTACCGAACATCATTGGAAACTTTAAAGATGTCCAACCTATACTTGATAGTAAAATCGGTAGGATCTGTGCTCAAGAAGTACCTTTATATTCTAATCACTTACGGGTCGCTGGTAGAGTGGATTGTGTGGGCGAGTATGATGGTACTCTTTCTATTATAGATTTTAAGACATCCCGTAAATTAAAGAAAAAGGAGTGGATTGATGGATACTTCATACAAGCTGCAGCTTATGCAATTATGTATGAAGAACGAACTGGTACACCGATAACGCAATTGGTAATTCTAATTGCAGTCGATAACGAATCACCACAG